TTAAATAGACCAGCACAAGAAGGGTATACGTACCGTTCTCCCGGACAAACTAACGCTAGGGATTTAACTCCCAACTTGCGTGAAGATGTAGTTGCGTCTCAAAGGGCTGATGCAGAGCGTATACGTAGAGGGCTAAACCCCACTGCTGCTCGTGAGTACAACCGAATGATGCAGCAAGAGGCTGGTGGTAGGGCTATGACCCGCACAGGTGGTCGTGCTGGGCTCGCTGGTTTAGCTTTAGAGACTGGGTATGGTATAGGCAGAGAAATTGATGAGCGTACTGGCGTAGGTAAAAAGATCGTAGATAAGTCTGGTCTTGGCGACGTAGTAGATAAAGTCGTCAACATGCGGGATAAGGTTAAGCTTAGCCCAAGAGCAAAAGAAAAAACCGAGAAAGCTGATGATTCAGACGCTTCAGACAAGTTTCAGCCCCGGTACTCAGAAGGCGACTTTGGTATGAAAAAAGGCGGCAAGGTGTCTAGTGCATCTAAACGGGCTGACGGCATAGCTCAACGCGGAAAAACCAAAGGTAGGTATGTATGACCGACACAAACGATGTGAAAACAATGGCTGACGGCGCTGCCGTAGTAATGGGCCTTGGCGGTTTTTTAGGGTGGATGACTCCTATGGTAACGCTTATTGGCGGTGTCTTGACTATTGTTTGGTTGAGCATTCGTATCTGGGAAACGGCTACTGTGCAGCGGTGGGTAAAAAAAGATGCCATCGACCAGTGACAAACAACGCAAATTCATGGCTGCGGTGGCCCACAACCCATCGTTTGCTAAGAAGGTAGGAGTCCCACAGCCCGTGGGTAAAGACTTTAACAATGCCGACAAAGGCAAATTTTCTAAAGGTGGTGATACTATGAATAAGATGGATCCTAAAATGATGGCTATGATGATGGCTAAGAAACGCGCTGCCCCCGCAATGGCTCCACGCATGGCCCCTCGCATGGCTGGCGGTGGTATGCCCATGAAAGACGGTAAGCCCGCTTTTATCGGTGACGGTAAGGGTGCGATGAAGCATGGTGGCAGCGCTAAAAAAATGAACATGGGTGGTATGGCTAAAGGTGGTTCCGCTTCTTCCCGCGCTGATGGTGTTGTTTCTAAAGGCAAGACCAAAGGCACAATGATTAAGATGAACAAGGGCGGCAAAATGTGCTGAGAAAAAATTATGGCTAAAGATTACGAATACCCAGACTCTACTCCGGTAGATGAGCCTGTGGCTAAAAAGCCCAAGCCAGCGCCTAAGCCTAAACCTAAGCCACCAATCTACCCAGATTCAACCCCTGTGGATGAGCCGGTGAAGAAGATGGCTAAAGGTGGCTCTGCATCTAGCCGTGCTGATGGCATAGCTCAAAAGGGTAAGACCCGTGGGAAGATGTGCTGATATGGCAACCGTAAAACCCACAGGTAACGTAGTTAAGTCTTTAAAAAAGGCGGGGTTTTACGGTGCAAGCGAACCCAAACGGTTGGCTATTATTAACAAAGTTACAACCAAGCCGCAGCGGATAAAGATGGTTGATAAGATGTTTCTAGCCAAAAAAACTAAAGGTGGTGCAAAATGATGGCTTCACGCGGTATGGGTAACATCGACCCGTCTAAGATGCCCGGTGCTAAGAAAAAAGCACGTAAGGACAATACTGACTTCACGCAGTATGCCGAGGGTGGCAAGGTAAAGTCCAAGGTAAACGAAGCTGGTAACTACACCAAGCCTGAGTTACGCAAGCGTATCTTTAACAGTGTTAAAGCTGCGGCAATTGTAGGTACAGGCGCAGGGCAATGGTCAGCCAGAAAAGCACAAGTAATGGCTAAACGTTATAAAGCTGCTGGTGGTGGGTATCGTGACTAAGTGGTCTGATAAACGTAAAAAAGCCATAGACTGTGATGCTCCAAAAGGCTTCTCAGAAAAGGCTCACTGCGCGAGTAAAAAAATGGCTGGTGGTGGGTTGGCTAAACCACAACAGTCTCTTAGGGACTGGGGTAAACAAGATTGGACAACCAAAAGTGGTAAAAAATCTTCCGACACTGGTGAACGGTATCTTCCAAAAGCTGCGATCAAAAGTCTCAGCGCTAGTGAATACGCAGCTACCACTAGAGCAAAACGTGCAGGTAAGGCGGCGGGTAAGCAGTTTGTAAAGCAGCCACCTAAAGTGGCAGCAAAAACAGCAGGTTTTAGATAATGGCAAATACCTCTGGTTCTACAGCTTTTAACCTCGATCTAACTGAATTAGTTGAGGAAGCATTTGAGCGTGCTGGCTCCGAGTTACGCACGGGATACGATCTGCGTACGGCTCGTCGTAGCCTTAACATCATGTTTGCTGACTGGGCAAACCGGGGGATTAACCTGTGGACTATTGAGCCGGGTACTATTGAATTGGTACAAGGGCAAAACACGTATGCTCTACCCGACGACACAATTGATTTGCTTGAACATCTAATACGTACTAACGCAAACAGTACAGCTAATCAGGCAGACTTGACCATTACCCGTATTAGTGTTTCTACCTACGCTACGATCCCTAATAAACTGACTCAAGCTCGACCAATTCAGTTGTGGATTCAACGTTATAACGGGCAGACTTCAGTGGTAGGGTTAACCCTAGGTAGTACTATTACTAGCACAAGTACGCAGATTACTTTGAGTTCTACGGTTGGGCTACCAGCTTCTGGATTTATAAAAATAGACTCAGAAACCATCAATTACGGCTATATAGACGGGAATACCCTCTATAGCTGCTTCCGTGCGCAGAACAACACCACCGCTGCGGCCCATACGTCTGGGACTGCTGTTTATTGGCAACAGCTACCAGCCGTAACTGTATGGCCTACACCTGATAACGCACAGACATATACGTTAGCTTATTGGCGGCTACGCCGTACGCAAGATGCGGGTGGTGGTGTCAACATTATGGACGTACCTTTTCGGTTTATTCCTTGTATGGCGGCAGGACTTTCGTACTATATTGCAGGAAAAATCCCTCAAGGTATGGAGCGCATACCCATGCTTAAAGCCCAGTACGATGAAGCTTGGCAGTTGGCAGCGGACGAAGATCGAGAAAAGGCGTCTGTGCGGTTTGTGCCGCGTCAAACCTATATTGGGCGCTAGTAATGAGCAATAGGTTTGCTTCTGGCAAAAATGCAATTTCGGAGTGTGACCGTTGTGGTCAGCGTTTCAAGTTAAAAGTACTACGTACGGAAATTATTAAGACAAAGAACTACAATCTCTTAGTGTGCCCACCCTGCTGGGATCCCGATCATCCCCAGTTACAACTAGGTATGTACCCGGTAGATGATCCACAAGCCCTTCGTAATCCTAGGCCAGACCGTAGTTATGTAGTTTCTGGTTTAGATACTTTGGGTTATCCTGCTGGCGGTTCGCGGGACATTCAGTGGGGCTGGAACCCCGTAGGTGGGGCTAGTAGTTTTGATGTGGTTTTAACGCCCAACTATTTGGTTGGGGTTACAAGTGTTGGTACAGTAACGGTTTCATAGGAGTTTATGATGGACACGAAAAAAGTAAAGCAGATTGCTGATACCGAGGCTAAGAAGATAGTCAAGGGTCACGAAAGCCGGATGCATGCCAAGGGCATGAAAAAAGGTGGCCCTACCAGTGAAGACCGCATGCGTGTGGGCCGTAACTTGTCTCGCGCAGCTAACCAGAAAACGGGGTAAATCATGGCCTACAGTATGAAGAAAATGGGTAAAGAAGTTGGCTCTGCTGCCGTCTATGCAAAACCGCATACGATGGATGGTAAGACTATGAGCATTGCCAGCAACCCCGGCAAAGAACCAAACCGCAGTAAGTTAGATGCTTACGATGTAAGCGTTGGCGGTATTAGTAAATCTGCTGGAGAAGAGCCTGCAAAAACTAGCGGTATCAAAATTCGTGGTACTGGCGCAGCCACTAAAGGCGTGATGGCAAGAGGCCCAATGGCATGAACTACGCTGCGCTTGTAGTTGCAATCTCCGATTACACGGAGAACACCTTTCAAACGGTGGATGTAAACCTGTTTATTACACAGGCAGAGCAGCGCATCTACAACTCGGTACAGTTTCCTTCAATACGCAAAAACGTGACGGGGACAATTACTGCCAGCAACAAGTATTTGTCTGCTCCAGATGACTTCTTAGCCACATATTCGTTAGCTATCTTCTCCGGCTCTGGCCCGTACACATTTCTTTTAAACAAGGATGTGAACTTTATCCGTGAGGCATATCCCACACCAACGGATACTGGAACACCAAAGTACTACGCGCTGTTCGGCCCAACTACAACAGCAGGGCCACCGTCTTTACCAACAAATGAATTGAGCTTTATCCTTGGCCCAACGCCAGATGCTACCTATTCCGCAGAGCTTCACTACTACTATTACCCTGAGTCAATCACCACAATCGCCAGTGGTCAAACTTGGTTAGGCGATAACTTTGATACTGTATTGTTATATGGCTCACTGGTAGAAGCGTACACCTACATGAAAGGTGAAGCAGATTTGATTGCGTTGTATGACGGCAAGTACAAGGAAGCCCTTGGGTTGGCTAAACGACTTGGTGACGGCATGGAGCGTCAAGACGCATACCGCAGCGGTCAATATAGGCAGGCGGTTACATGAGCATCGTCCAGACCCAGACCACCAGCTTCAAGAAGGAGTTGTACACGGCTGTACATAATTTGGCTACGGACACAATCAAGATTGCGCTGTACACGGGTAATGCTGACTTGAATGAGGACACTACGGTCTACAGTGCCACCAATGAAGTCTCGGGCACAGGCTACACGGCGGGCGGGGAAACTATGACTGGGGTAGCCATTAACTCGTCTGGTTATACAGCCTATGCAAACTGGAACAATGTGTCTTGGACAGCAGCTTTGACCGCTCGGTGTGCTTTGATTTACAACGTCACGCGGGGTAACAAGTCTATTGCGGTTCTGGACTTTGGTTCTGACAAAACATCGACCACCACGTTTACAAT